GTGTATTATGTCACGACTATATCGCAAGCCAGACCAGATAATACAGCCGTGGATGTTTGGCCACGGCGAAACGAAGGCAACGTGCCTGTGGTTGAAGGGACTGCCGCCCTTGGTTTCAACAAATGTGGTTGATGGCAGGGAGGCACGGATACACAAGATGCCGCCATCCCCGGAGCGGTGGCGGGAACGGTCGAGGACGTATGCCGGGGTTGCGGAAGCGATGGCAGAACAGTGGGGATAACAACGAGCAGACGGGCGCTGCGAAAGTTGGGTGGATAGATAACGCTTCATTGCGTCATTGAGCTTGTTGGTGGAAATTGTCAAGCGCAAAGAAAGGATATTATATGCCCGCCGAAATAAAACCGTGTCCGTGTTGTGGAGGTGTAGCTGTAGCGCGTCCTTTCAACTACACGGTTATTTGCAGTTCTTGTGGACTCCTTATTAATGGGCGTAGAAAATATCGCACATTGGGTGGGATTATCGCGGCGTGGAATCGGCGGGCTGACACTATGGATGGTTTACAAACAGCGCCTAACACAGGCAGTACGCTAGTTGAAGCAACCAGCGCACGTGCCTGAAACGTTGGCCGAAATGCCGTTTACATTTACCATAGGGGGTCGCAATGAAAATCACATTCGATGTTGCTTCGGTATCAGAGGGGATTCGGTTAATTGATCTGGTTGCACGGGGGTGGGTGCGCGACCCCCCAAGATCAAATGGTCGAGCACGTCGGCCAACAGGCAAAGCCATGCCACGTGTACGCAGCAGGCGTTAGCTGGCGTTGCACGCAATTTTGCGGCGACCATTTGATAGGAGGGCGGCATGAAGTTCGAGTGTGGCAAGTGCGTGGTGCCGAATCGTGTCTGCAATAGACACTATGACTGTGTGTTGGATGTGTGGCATGCCGCTCTGAAGTCAGTGGAGCGCCGCAAAACAGTCCGCCCGAAGCGGGCCGTGCAACAGGCAAAGGGCGAAATCTGTATGAAGAATGGTAAATGCACCGTCGATTGGTAGCGGGCAGACATCACCCATTTGCCAAGCGTTGCACGCAATTGGCCACTGGGCCGGAGGGGTGAATGGATATATACGACAGGGTGAATGCGGCGTATCGCGCGGTCCACGGATGCAAACAGTCCGTGCGCAAGCAGGCTGTGGGAGCAGCGTCGTGGTTGACATGTTCTGCGCACGAGCACGTGTGGAATGACCGCGAGACGCTTGCCATGGCGTATCATGTGTTGTGGTCAGAAAAAACGATACGTCGATTGGTTGGCATTGCCAAACGTCTGCGGGGAGGCCCAAAGCGTGGCCAACTCCGCACAACAGGCCGCTGAAGTGAAGTACGGCGGTGGTCACGTGGCCCCATGCGGGCACTACGTAAATAACGGAGAGACGTGCCACGTGTGCTATGCGGCAGCCGTTGGCTGAAACGATCTAAAATCCTTATACAATCTCTATACGGCTCAAGGCATATACCGTTTGCTTTACAAAAAGTATAGCCTTTTGTCAAGTGCGGATCGGACAAAATCCGGGTTTTCTGGATTTTAGAACCCTTAAAAAAGAGCACTTTTATACATTTAACGTCATAGATAAAATCAAGGGGTTAGGTGCGATTCCTAAAATCCTTATAAAATCCTTATACTCAGCAAATGGTATCCATGTAGAGGGAGAGGAATACTAATTAAGTGAACTTTACAAATAATAATTATATATATGTATATAGGGCTTTTGCTGTATAAGGATTTTATAAGGATTTTATTTTGGTTGGATTTTTTATGTTATATTAGGGACATGGACAAGAGAACACCCATAATCAAAGCTAAAAAAGGTCACACCGGCGATCACCTGCGGCGGACGCGTAAGACCGGCCGGAAGATCAAAATCATAAAATCTCATGGCGGTCCCAGGCAATGCACACCCGAGCAGTGCATCGCAGCCCTGAAGGCCACGACGGGGAACATCAGCGCCTCAGCCCGACGGCTCGGGCTTGAGCGTTCTGACTTTGTAAAGAGCTACATTGAGAAATTTCCGGAAGTGAAGGATTCAATCATCGAAGCGCGCACCGTTTGGATTGATGAGACGGAAGATATGCTGCAGCATAAATGCAGGAAGGGCGAACCCTGGGCGATTTGTTTTTCGCTCAAGACCCAGGCCAAGGACCGAGGGTATGTAGAGAAAATGGAAATTGGCGGTCGGCTCGAAGGGCTGACCATTGCCATTGCAGGTCTTCCCAAGGACCTCTCCGGTGCTGACCTCTAACATCGTACTCTTCCTTATGGCGCTGACACTGGACTTCTCCCGGCTGAAAGAAGTGACTCCGGAGAAGTTCTATCCGCTCTACACCGATAAGCACCGGCACCTGCATCTGATCGGGGGCGCGGGGTCGGGGAAGTCTCGATTCGCCGGCCAGAAATTTATTGTCCGTATCATGCACGGTATGGCTACGGGGAAGGTGCACCGAATAGTGGCACTGCGAAAGACCACGCCTGCGGCGAGGAAGTCTGTGTATGCCGTGTTTGATCATTATCGGATTGCCTGGGGGCTGGAGCGGATTATGCATCCGGTGCGGAGTGAATTGTCATTTCACTTCGTCAACGGCTCTCAGATAATTTGCGGCGGGCTGGATGATCCGTCAAAACTAAAATCTATCGAAGGCGTCACTGGGTTCTGGTTGGAGGAACCGACGGAGCTGACGCTCGATGACCTGCGGCAGATACGGTTACGGCTGCGCGGTGACTTCAAATACCTCCAGGCGGTTTACACGTACAACCCCAGCGATCTTGGCTGTGCGCTGTATCAGAGCATTTACCAGCACCTGCCTCCACGGTATACGGGGGAGATAGAGGGCGGACGCGGATACGTGATGCACTCCACGTATCACGATAACCCGTTCATTGACAAAGAATACATCGAAGAGCTTGAAGGGTTAAAAAATCAGGACGAGGGATACTATAAGATTTACTGCCTCGGTGAGTGGGGCGCGCGGAAGGCTCTGATTTACCACGGACGGTATGAAGTGATTGAGGAACCGGACTGGTCGATGCAATTCGATGACGAATGTTACGGGCTTGACTTTGGCTATAACAATCCGACCGCGTTGCTGCATGTGGGGTTCCTGGACAACGTACCATGCGTAGAGGAAATTATCTACAGCCCGAAGCTCACAAACACCCAGCTCATCGAACGGATGCGCGAGGAAGAAGTCAGTCCGGATATCGTGATTTATGCTGACAGCGCAGAGCCGGCGCGGATACAGGAAATATGTGATGCCGGGTTTGATTGCCGCCCTGCTGAGAATGCCAAGAAGCCTAATGCGGTCAAAGCGCGGATTGATTACATTCAGAGTCGGGGCTTTCGGGTACGGGAGACGAGCGTTGAGACCATCGGGGAGCTCACCGGGTATCGATGGAAAGAGGATCCGCGTACAGGTATTGTGCTTGACGAGCCGGTGAAATTTCGTGACCATGCTATGAATGCGATGGAGTACGCGATCTTTGAACATTGCTCACAGCGGATGATTCCGGGGATTGCATTCACATGAGTATAAGAGACTGGATTGTGGAGAAGTTGACGCGGCCGGCGCAGCAGTCATCGTATGTTCCGTCGAGCCTGATCCCGATGATTGACACGATTTCTACGACGGGGCTTTCCTACTCGACGCTGGTTGCGTCATATAAATCGTGGGTCTACATTGCGATTGACAAAATAGCGAAGACCGTTGCCATGTTGCCGCTCAGACTCTACACGTATGAGAAGAACGGCAAGGTGCTGAACGGTCGGGAGATGAAAGCCTCGTTCGCAAAGGACGGCCTCGGCCGGGCGGAACGCGTCCGGTGGTGCAAGGCGAATGATGTTGAGCGGGTGCTTGTGCCGGAACATCCGGTATACGAACTCTTTGCCCGACCGAATGACGTGCAGAAGCGATATCATCTTTGGTACGACACGGTGGTGAAGCTGGAGATCGGTGGGCAGTGCGGATGGTATATGCCGCAGAACGGTCTCGGTATCCCGGCGGAGATATGGCCGTTGCCGCTGCGATCGAGCGGAGTGTTGTGCGCAAAACTCAGTGCCGCGGGGCTTCAGGGTTTTTCTTATACCGACGGGACCGTGAATCAAACTTTCACGCGCGAGGAGATGTTGTGGTTTATTATTCAGTCTCCGGCTAATTTCTACCAGCCGCAGTCTCCGCTCATGGCGCAGACATACCCGTATGATATTGACAATTATCTGGCACAGCTGCAGTACCACATGTTCAGGAACCGCGCTGCACCGGGAATGGTGCTCAGCACGGATCAGCGACTTTCGCCCGCGCAGGTACAAGTGATAATCGACCAGATCAATACGCAGTATGCAGGGACGACGCGTGCGGGGCGCCCGATGATATTGCACAGTGGGCTTGAGCCGGGCGGGAATGCCACGGTGCCTCTCAAGGACCTGGTGATCGATAGCGTCGGCAAAGAGGTACAGCAGAAGCTTCTCAGTGCGTATGGCGTTCCCGCGGGCAAGGTGGGAATTGTGACCGATGTGAACCGCGCCAACATGGAGGCGCTTGACAAAACATATATGCAGGAAACAATACGCCCGCGCTGTATGCTGATCGAAGAGGTAATTGAGAGTGACTTACTCCCGCGGTATGACGAGCGGCTCACGGCGGATTTTGATTTGCCCGAGAACAGCGAGAGGGAACTTGACTTGCAGGAACGGCGTCAGAATCTTTCCAGCGGTTTCACTACGATAAATGAAGAGCGGATGCGGCAGGGGCTGGATGAAGTTGCCTGGGGCAATCAGCCGTGGCTTGGCGCCGGGTTACTGCAGCCGGACATGGAACCGGGAACTGAACCTCCGCCGGTCATTAAGCGTAAATCATTCCCAGCGGCGAAGGCTGCGGAAGTGGGAATTGATTTTGACTTCGACGACCCGCAAGTGCAGAAGCGGCTCGGAGACCGGCTGCGGAAGTTCAGCGATGAGGTGAGCGGGACGACTTTCGATGACGTGAGCGGCGTGCTTCGGGAAGGATTCAACGAAGGGCTTTCCCTCTCCGCGATTGCGGATAACCTGCGGGAGACATTCGATACATTCGACAAAGGCCGGGCAAATAACATTGCCCGCACCGAGTCAGTGTATTCGGTGAGTGCTGCTGATTTGGAAGTGGCAATGCAGAACGGGCTCGATGAAACGATGGTGAAGTATTGGATATCCTCACGCGACAACGAAACCCGCGCAACGCACCTCGCCGCGGAGACGACGTACTCCGACGGTATCCCGATGGATGCTGATTTTCAAGTCGGCGATGACAGCATGCAGGCGCCAGGCATGGGATCGCTGGCGGAGGAAAATTGTAACTGCCGTTGTTCAATCGGCTATCGGGCGAAGGATGAAAAGAACTGGGCGTATGATGAAACTCGGTGGGCGGCAGAGGCCAAGGCTTCTGATCGCTGGATGCGTTCGTATGAGAGGTTGTTTCTTCGGACAGCAAAAAAGCTATTCAAAAAACAGGAACGGGAAATACTGTCCCGGCTCAATTCCAGCGGGGAACGGCTGAAGGGCCGTATTGCCGGATGGTCGCTGTCAAAAATACGGATGCACCTGAAGGCTACGGCGGCTGTGGCGGAACTTGTGCCGACGCGGGCGGAGATGGTGGAGCAGACGAAGGAAGCATTTGAGCCCGCGTACGCCTGGGTAATCGAGCACGCGGGAGAGCGTCGCGTGCAGGCGTTGCGCAAAGAAGGCGTCTCTTAACAAGGGGGATGTATGGGCAAGTGGAAAGAAAAAGCCGAGCAGATACGCGGGACCACCGCACCTGTCCCTGCACAAACAGTGAAGCTTGCGGAGACAGGTGACAGTTCCGGTACGTGTGGTACGTGCGTACATTGTGATCTTCGGAACGTCGGGTACTGTAAGAGTAAGAAAACGGTGGATGCCCTTGACGGATGGGATCGCATTATAGTGCTTCCGGCGAAATTTGGGTGCGTGAACTGGGAGAAGAAATGAAGGCATTATACGCGTTGATTGTTCTCGGCTGCCTGATGGTGTTGGTCGGTCTTACCGGGGGATGTGAGCCGGACACGTTTGTGATCGAGGACGTGACGCAGGAGATTGTTGATACGATCTACATCTACGACATCGGCCAGGGTAGGGCCGGGGTGTGTGCGGTGTGTCGTTCGGATACTCTTGATACGATCCTTGAGGTTGCGTCGTTTGATGCGTGCGCCGCAGAGGCGGAGCGCACCGCAGGTACTGTTTGTGCATACAGTCAATTTTGGAGGGAGTAACGGGTATGGCAAAAATGCAGAAGTTGTTCCTACCATGTGAAGTGAAATCCTTTGACGACAAAGAGCTGATCGTTGAGCACTTCATCTCAACGGAGACCGAGGATCGTTCAGGTGATACCGTGGACCCGGACGGGATGATACTCGACGGCGTACCGTCGGTGCTGAAACAGCACGGCCAGGATCACGATGTAGGCAGCGAGCCGATCGCCCGCTGCCTTGCATTGGAGGCCGCGACGAATGACAAGGGCGCGAAAGGCATACGGGCAAAGACTCAGTACTACGATGGCTCAGGGCTGAAGCCGCCCGACAATACCGGCCGGCGTCTATACGAGAAGGCCAAGGGCTTATTTATGCCGTACTGGTCAATCGGGTTTATCCCGTACGTGACGGAGCCAAAGGGCAACGGCGGTCGCAGGATCAAGAGCTGGCTCTGCGTAGAGTACTCCCAGGTAGGAGTGCCGGACAATATACAGGCGAAGGGATTTATCCCCAGCGATGAGCACCTGGTGCTTGACGGTGTGCCTGAGCACCGTATGGTTGATGGAGTGGACATTGATGCCAGATACGCAGATGCGTATGCCAAGGGCTTCAAGATACACTCCCAGGGCGACGTGCTGCAACATTTCGCGCGGAAGTTTCGCGAGTCTGATCCTCATATTGAGGCGAAGCGCAACGATGCCGAGTTTCTGGTTGAGAGTCGTCCCGTCGCCGTCGTTTATCAGAAGCAGAATGACGCATGGGTGCGGGTCGAGTTCTGGTATGATCCTGCGGAGGGATGGACAAAGGATCTCGCGCAGGCGCATGCAGAGGGGCTTGGCGGAGAGTTCCGCGCGCCGGCCATGGTGGAGGTGAAGTCTTTGACCACAAGCCTTGAATGGTCAAACGAGTATCGGGCATTGAACGGAAGCATGGAAACATTCCTCGGCGATTTGCTGTGGCGGTCTGAAGTACCAAGCGAAAAGGATATCCGCAAGGCCGTCAAAGAGTATGCTGTGTATATCGAGCGGCACGCCCTGGCGCTCTTCGCGGTGATGGCCGCAATGACAGAAGAACAGGCACAGAAGTGCCTCAAAGATATTATAGAGCACAAGGCCCTTGTCCCCGCTGATCCGGCACCGGGGAACGGCAACGGCGTTGCGGCTCCTGTTACACCACCGGCCGCGGTACCAATACAAACGGATGCCTCCCCTGAAGCGGAGGTCGCAGAAGAGGGTATGCAGATTGAAGGAGCGGATTTCCAAATCGTCGGCGATGTGGTCTCCAGCCATGTAGACGCCGTTGATGCGGAGCCCGTGTTCGATTTCGATGCGGATGAACTGAAAAGCCACGTGCTGTCGGTGAGCGCAGAGGCGGTACGGGGCGAAGTCAACAAGCTGCGCGGTAGGATGGACTAATAATGGAAGCAATATTGCAGGTTCCCGCGGTACCGACCGGAGCGCCGGTGATTCCGCAGGTAAAGAAAAGCATCACGATGGAAGATATGAAGGTGATCATCGGCGAGGTCGTCAAGACCAGCACCGCCGAGCAGATCAAGGCGTTGAAAGAGGAAATCCTCGCAGTGAACCGCAAGGCTATATTCCCGCATGCCGATAACAACGGCGGTGAGATGGGCAGCGCGGAAGACACAGTGGTGGATCGTTCCTATTACCGCAAGGCTTTCAATGCAAAGGGGATTTACGGATCGAAGGAAGACATGCAGTCGTTTGCGAAGAGCGTGGCAGGAATCGGCGGCCCGTTCAAGCGTCTCGGCAAGAGCATGCAGACCTTCGCGAAGATGGCGCAGTGCCGCTGGGACCAGGGGAACTACGCTGCAGCCGGCGTCGATGTGAAGGCGTACAATGAGCAAGTGCGCGCCGAATACAAGGCCGCGGGGCTTTCCGAGGGCGTTGCGGCAGACGGCGGGAATCTGGTCCCCGTCGAGTATGCGACGACCGTGATTGAGTTTGCGATTCAGCAGTCACCGATTCTTTCCAAAGTATGGATGATGCCGATGAGCTCGCAGACGCTGCGTATCCCGCGTCTGGTGCAGGCGGCCGGTTCGTACTTTGGCGGAATCACGCTGTACTGGACTGACGAGGCGGCGGAGAAAACCAAGACCAAGCCCGCATGGGAGCAGTTGGTTTTCACGGCGAAGAAACTCGTCGGCCTGATTTACCTCACCGATGAACTGATCGCAGACTCCATGATCAATATTATCAACTACGTCACGGCCCTCTTCACCCGGGCGTTCCAGTATGAGATGGAGCGTGTGGTGTTGAATGGTACGGGCGTTGGTCAGCCGCTTGGAATCATCGCAGATCCCGCAGTCAATATCGTCGGTCGTGCTGTTGCAGGTACCGTCGGATATACGGACGTGATGAACCTGGATGCGGCTCTTGACGAGAACTTCCGCGACCTGACGTGGATTACCCGCAAGGCAACGAGCATCACGCTCAAGAGCCTGCGGGATAATAACAACAGGCCGATCTTCCTGGAAGGGTACGAAGCGTTCAACGGCGAGAACACCTTCGGGCGTACAATGTTTGGGTATCCCGTGATTATGACGCGGAACTGCCCGGCCATGGGTGCGCAGGGTGATATCGTCCTGAGCGATCTCGGGATGTACATGATCGGGATGCGGCAGGACTTGCGCGTTGACACCAGCATACACAGCCGGTTCGAGTACGATGAAACGGGTATCCGTTTCGTCGCGCGGCTCGATGGGCAGTGCGCGGTGGCAGTGGCGCATGCGATTCTGAATGATGCGACGAGCTAAATACTCGGCGTGAGCTGGACGGGCGCCGCCTTTCGATCCTCCTTGGGGCGGCGCCCTTTGATAACACCGGCAAGGCGGAGCGAAGGAAGCGCCCAGTGTCCAAGGTCAAAATGATTCAATGTCGCACCGTTGACCCGATACTGATTCGGACGCATGGTGATTTGATTTTTCTCGAAGAGGGAAAGGCCCGGGCACTTGCTGACCTCGGCAAGGTCACGTATGATGGGCATGCGCCGCTCGCCCGTACGCATGTTCTGGGCCTGGTGGATGCGGTGCAAACGCAAGCGCCGACAGAAGGTCCGCGCCCACCCACTCCGAAGCAAGAGGCTGTTCACTACCTTGAGCGCACACGGTGGATGGCCCATCGCGCCGGGCGCGTACGCCCGCGCGTACTCTGGGTGCAGGACCGGTCAAAGTTGGGCGGAGCGGAACTCAGCAACGATACCGTAGTGGCGATTGGCGAGTCTCTTGGATATGATATCGCGACCGTATCCCCGGGGTGGTTCCAGCAGGGTCTTTTCGCGGAAGCGGATTTTGCGGTGGTGAATAATGTCCATGAGTTCAATGCCAATCAGTTCTATTCCCTGCAGCAGTTATTCTTTGAGCAGTGTCTGCCGTTCGTGAAATACGAACACGACTACCGTGAGCTGAAACGGCTGAACGTCTCACGGGCATTATTCCAGCGGGCGCGTCTTTGCGTATTCCTTTCGCCCGCACACTACACGGGGCACTTGGCCGAAATTACCATCGGGGAACACCTCGAACTCCCGCTTGCGATTGATACGGATTTTTACCAGCGGCGCAAGACAGACGCGGCGCGTGATGATAAGACAGTGGTACCGACACCGCATAAATGCGGGGTGGAACTTGAAGCCTTCATGGCGTCGCGTCCGGACAATGAATACATCCTTGTCGGGAATCGCGGTGATGTACATATGCCGAAGGGCGTGACCGTCACGGGTATTCCTTCGCAATCACCCGAGGGGATGCGGAAGTTGTTTTCCGAGCACGCACTGGTCGTCCATCTTCCCTCTCAGCGATGGGCGGGGGAGCGGGTTGTGCTTGAGGCGCAGTGCTGCGGCGCGGAAGTCGTGATGAATGAAAATGTCGGACACGCTTCCTGGAAGGACAGTGAACGCGATAGAAAAGCCCTTGAGACCGCTCCATATACGTTCTGGGAAAAAGTGGGTGCGGCATGTATCTCCCCGTAGTCATACCGTTCGATGACGGCGGAAATATCGGCGTGGCGTATAACCACGAGATGTCCCGGCTCGGGCCGGATGACTGGATCGTGTTCCTTGATTATGACGTGATGATCTGCAACCCGTGGTGGAAAGATATTTGCGTGCGCAGTATACAGACTTTCGGATCGCAGGCCGGGGTCTTTACGTGCTTCACGAATCGAATCGGGTGCAAGTTGCAGATCGCTGCAGGCGTAAATCCGGAATCCCATGACATGCTTTATCATCAGCAATTTGCGGCGGAACTCTGGAAGCGCAATCAATTCAAGTGCTGCGACTGCACCGACCGCGGCGGCAGGTTCTCGGGAATGTTTCTTATGACGAGCAAACGGGCATGGACGCAGGTCGGCGGATTTAAGACAGAAGGGCTTTTTCATGTTGATGTCGATTATTATGACAAGGTGAAAAAAGCCGGGATGCGTACCTATCTCATGGCCGGCTTGTACGCGTATCATCGGTACTTGCGCGAGAGCACAACCGGAGGAAAGCCAATGTTTGTGCGGGAGGCGGGGAATGCGATATCAGCGAAAGGTGCGGCAAAGTGAACCAGAGCAAGCGCAAGGGCAAAAGCGTGAATACAAACGACCCGAAGACTCTGGCGTACTTCAAGAACGGGATCGGGAACTGGGTGCTGATGACCCCGGCGCTGCAGGCGTTGGCCTCAATGGATGCAAGCGGAAAAATCATACTCGTAACCGACAGTAGCTGGAATGATTCCCGTACTGCGGCATTGAATGCAATCTGGGCAGCGACGCCCTGGATACATCGTGTAATCCGGTACCCGACCGAGGTATACCGGGAAAAGGCTGAACGGGTATTTTACTCCAAGCACAGCGAGGGCGGAGACGCTCTTTCGTGGATTGAATCTCTGGAGCCAAGCGCCGGAAATCAAGTATCATGGATAGGCACGATGATGCATGAGCGGGATTATTATATGGCCCTTGTCGAGCGGTTGGGTTACAAGGGACGTACGCCAGAGCAATCTATGCCGACGGGAAAAAATCCAATATCAGGTATTCGGTATATCGTGATCTGCAATGGGGCCTTTGGGAAAATGCGCACGCAGAAACAGTGGCCGCACTTTGCGGCACTGACCCGTGTGCTGCAGATTCGGTATGGTTTGAAAGTGATCTCGGTAGGCGGTGGCGATGAGCTCCGAGAGACGCGGGGCATTGTAGATGAGGACTATTGCGGGAAGCTATCAATACTGGATTCTGCGGCCGTGGTGCTGGATGCCGCATTGTTCATCACTACCGATACGGGGATGATGCACATTGCGGACGCGTTGCACGTCAACCAGTTGGTGCTCTTTGGTGGGAGTGTCGTCAGCAAGAACGGCCCGGTAAATAATTCCAGTGTCGTCGTGCGAAGCGGGGAGACCTGCCAACCGTGTCAGTACACGGCGAACTTCGACACGTGCGCGGACGCGCGGTGCATGCGTAACCTTTCAGTCGGGGAAGTGATGGCGTATGTCGCAGCTAAGTTATGATGAGTTCGTTTTAGAATTGCGGGACGCGATTGCAAAGCGGACGCCTTGGGCTTTCATGCGCTTCGGAGACGGGGAGGGGATTATTCTTGGGTATCCGCAGTTGACAAAGGAGCACGAGTACCTGAAGAGACTTGATAAATGGTTCGGGTCAAAGACCATGAATGGGCAGGAGCGGGCGCTGTTCGCAGATAACATGAAGCGGGCTGCAGTCAGTGCGAATGTTATCGGCGTACCGGGGACCCGGCACAGGGCGGTAAATAAATTCTGGGATCGCGTCGTGCCGCTTCTCCAGAGCTACGGAGCGCTTGGAGGAGATCGGAAAGAAATCTGTATGGATGTTGTGATTGATATGCATGTGCAACACGGGTGGAAAAAAATCCTTGACGGTCTCCCCTGGCTTGGCATCATCACGTGCCGGTTGCTGGAAGTGCAGTTGCGGAGTACTTTCCACATCACGAAGGTCGAGAGTTTTTATCTGCCGCCACAGAATAAGCCGTACATGGGCGGGAACTATTCTCCGGGGCCGCATTACCCGGACAGATACCGCGCGCTGCCGAATTGGCTTGACACCACCTGCAAGCCGGGGAGTGTGTATCTGGTTGGCGCTGGCGGACTGGGGAAGTTGTATTGCCAGTGGATAAAAGAGCGCGGCGGGATTGCGATTGATGCAGGATCGATACTCGACGGCTGGGCGGGATTTCAGACACGATCCTATCTCCGGGCAAGGAGCTATGCGCTGTGAGCATTGAGATCCCGATGCTGAACGCCGCGGCGTTCTACGACCGGATCGCTTCGCGCGTGCGCGAGGGGCGGCCGTTCTCGATGGTGCGCCTTGGCGACGGGGAATTGCTTGTAATCAAGTATCCGAAATACACACCAGAGGACGAGGTTCGTGCTCAGGTAAATAAATGGTTCCCCGCAGAGCGTCTCACAAAAAATGAGATCATGCAATTCGGCACGGATATACACACCGCCTGTCGGAGCGCGGACATGCTTGGGATACCCAGCGACTACGAGTATTCGCGCTGGCCGAAGTGGAATCGGGATATGCGCTGGCCCGTATTCATGCGGGACTACTCCCTGCTGGAGCCGCAGGGGCGAGAGTTCTTTCATTTTTACCTTGTCGGTGAGTGGTGGACGGGTGGACACTTTGACCGCATGATGGCTGGGGCGGATCGGGTAATCCTGATTGGCTGCAGGGACGTAGCGGAGATGTTCCGCAAACGCTGGCCGCACCTTCGGTCGGTTGAGCAATGGATGATTCCGCCCGAGCGTTTTGTGTGGCGAAAATACGCTCAGGTGCTTAATGCGCAGGGCGCGTATGAAGGCGCTCCGCATTATCCGGATTTATACGCAGAGTATCTCCGCCGTATCCATGCGAGCCATACGACGCTGCGCGGTGTGCTGTTTCTTGTAGGCGCCGGTGGGTTGGGTAAAATGTATTGCCATGCGGTGCGGCAGATGGGCGGTATGGGACTGGATGTCGGGGCCTTGTTTGATGGCTGGGCCGGGATACCGACGCGGCCGTATTTGGAGAAGGCGGCGGATTATGTCCTGTAAATACACTGCAATAAATCTAATGCTGCCGACGCGGAAGCGACTTGCCGGGCTGGAACGATTCACGACTTCTGCCATACACCTTGCGGCAGACGCATCGCGACTGCGGTTTTCATTCCTTGTGGACGTATCAGATATCGAGACGTTGAAGTGGGTGAATGACTTTCAGTGGAACCACAAGCACACCATTATCGATCATCGGACGGACGGGCCTCACCTTGCCAGGTACTACAATCGCCTGTATGCAGAGAGCATTTACAAGGACGAGGCGACACTCGTCTCGATGGTCTCTGATGATATGTATTTCGATACCCCGGGGTGGGATGCACTCATCTTGGATCGCATCAACCAATATCACGGGAATGCCTATGTATTTGGGGACGACTGTTATTTGCAACACGGCAATATGGCGGTGAACGGTTTCACCACGCGCACCGTGGTAGAGGGAATCGGAACCGGGGAATTTATGTGGGGTCGCTGGCGGGCGAATATGATCGATGTCGTGTGGACGGAGATCGCAAGGCGCGCGGGGATACTTGAATACATCCCGGAACTTCATGTTGTGCATGACCACCAGGGAAAGAAAGCGGTGAAGGACGAAACACACCTTCGACTGAAACAGCATTACACGTTCGCTGCCGGGCGCTGGCATATACTCGATCCGTATATCAATATGGCCGTTGAGTCCCTGCGGCAGAAACGGATCGCGCGATGAATATCATAGCAATGTCGCTCTGGGGGAACGATCCGAAGTATACGCAGGGTGCAGCGGCCAATGTGCGTATGGGAAAAGAAATCTATCCCGCGTGGTCGTACGTGGTTTACGCCCACCGAGACGTGCCGGAAAATGTACTTGATACGATATGGGAGGCCGGGGCGGAGGAGATAGTCATACGAGAGGGCCGGCCGGAACGCGAGGGACTTTATTGGCGGATGGAAGATATTTTTCTCTACCCGGAAACTGATGCAGTGATTATCCGGGATGCAGACTCGCGTCCGAGCGCGCGCGAGGCGATTGCTGTTGCGGAGTGGATGGCGACAAAAAAGCCCATACACGTGATACGCGACCACCGCCAACACACAGCGCCGATCATGGGTGGGTTGTGGGGTGCGAGACCAGAGCGTCTGAATAAACTGTTACCGGGTATTTGTGCGTCTTACGAACAACGTCGCGTATTTGTCAGTACGGCCGATGAGTCACAGGGAAGGCCAAAGCATGGGTACCTGCAGTTCTCGGATCAGGACTGGCTTGCAAAGGAGATATTTGAAAAGGCACCGAGGACTGAAATAGTAGTACATGATGATAGAAAATTCTCCGGCGTAGCGGATCTACCGCTTCTCGTCAAGGCAAAGACGCCGATGGATTTTTGCGGTCAGGTGTATAGCGCGGAAGGGGTACCGTTTTGGAAACCCTGAGGGAAATTGGGAAGCGCTGCGAAGCGGACAAGGTTCAGCCGTCGTGCACGTTTGCCGATGAATGTTTCCTCGATGTGTATGCCCGGATACTCCCCGACCGGGACTATTCGATCCGGTTGCTCGAACTGGGCGTACGCGGGGGCGGATCGTTGCGTACCTGGGAGGAGTACTGGAAGCGCGGAAAGATTGTTGGTGTGGATATAGACGCGGACTGTGCAAAACTGAAATTCAATACCGCGCAGGTCATTATCGGGCGGCAAGATGAGCACGCCGTACTGGACCTGGCAGTTGCGATACTCGACGGAAAGCCTGACGTGATTATCGATGACGCCTCTCATGTCACGGAATGCACACTTGCGTCTTTTGATTATCTCTGGCCGCGGTTGCGGAGCGGTGGGCGTTACATAATCGAGGATACGTCCTGTACATACATTGAGGCGTTGAAGGCGGGGATGCAATATGGTCGCTGGTACAAGCCGGAGATGGAGTACGTGCGCCTCTCCAATGATCGCGCCGTGTTTGATACCTGGCTGCTTGGGTTGATAAAAAACATGGATCATCGGCGGGGGACTATCCGCAGTATCCTTTGCCGGCATGAGCTTTGTGTATTGGAGAAGGTATGACGACTATCCCGCACGCTATATCCCGCATCGGTTCCGCGTATGGCGGATGGGACGTTGCGCTCGGACTCATCCCCAGCGGCGTGACGATCCTTTCCTGCGGTATAGGAAATGACTTTTCGTTCGACCAGTTCCTGATTGAAAAGCGAAATTGCTTTGTCGTGATGGTCGACCCGAACAGTGTCGCGATAGAGGCTCTTGCCGTAAGTAATCTCCCCCTGAAAAACTATGCGCATATCGCGGCTGCGCTTTGGACGGATGAGCTCGGTGTCGCGTTCGGGGCTGAACGCAGCAACGGGGCGGGGGTTTATTCCAGCGGGCGGAAAGTGAAAATTGGCACCGTTACTATTGACGGGCTCTTGGCAAAGCATCCGAGGGCAGCTTTGTTGAAGATGGATATCGAGGGTGCGGAATACGATTGCATTGCCGGGGCCCGGTTTGATATCCGGCCTGCGCAGATTGCAGTCGGATTTCACACGGCAAAGGGAAGCGGTGACCGGCGGAAGGCAATAGAGAAACTCGAATCACTCGGCTATTATGTGGCGTCCGTGGAGGACGATGGGCCGGAGATCGTGAACCTATTTATTCGGAAGGATATCTAATGGCCGGCGGACGCCTTATACCGGGTAGCCAATACGGCGAGGATGCCGTGATCGTTCGGCTCTTCGGCGAACGCCAGGGCGGTTGTGCCTTGGATATAGGCGCGGCGGACGGCCTGCATCATAGCAACGTACATCGCCTGATTACAGATTATGCATGGTGCGCGTTGCTTGTGGAACCGCATCCGGTGCTTGTTGGAGAGGCGCGGAAACGATATGCGGGAAATGATCGCGTGCATGTGGTTCACTCAGCCATACGTGCTGTCCCCGGTGACTGTATCCTGCATCTATATGAGCCCTCATATTATGGACAAGTCTCCACGACTGTCGAGGAGTTCAAGCAGCAGGTCATTGAGCAGCACGGTGATCAGTTTACAAAAGATGTGACTGTGTCCTGTGACACGACGCGGGCGATTATTGAAAGATTTATGTTAACGAAAATAGACTTCGTAAATGTTGATTGCGAGGGCTCAGAGATCGATGCCCTGCATACTTTTCCGTTTGATTCCCAGCGTCCGGAACTTTTTTGTATTGAGATGGCCATGCATGTAGAACAGATAGATGGAATCATGCGTGACCAGGAATACGTCCAGCTCAAGGGGTTGGCAAGATATAAAAATGCCTTTTACGTTCCAATGGATCAGGAAGATGATTGCTATAAACGACTCGCTTGATCACGTTGATCTCGACATGCGCAAACTTTGCGGGGAGCGCCTTCGCGCATACGAGACCGCATACGCGACGCTCGCGCGGAAGCATCCCGTATTCTGTAAGGGCTGGGGCCGTCCGGTGATGCATCCGCACCGATTTATGAATATGGTTGTAGCCCTGGACTACGGCCCTGGGTGTGATTGGACATGGATCGATGTTGGGGCGTATGACGGGGCGCTTGTGATGATGCTGCGGTGCATGGGAGTAGCTGCATACGGTATTGAGGCTGTGGACTGGAAAGAGATGTGGGATTTACTTGGCGTCACTGATTACATGAATAAAAGTATCGCCCGAAAGGTACATACGATTTCAGTGCTGAATTATGCGCATGCATTTCAACCCGAGGAATTGATCGAGCACTTGTTCACGCAGTATGGAGAGCCAACCGTGTTGCTCATTGACCGTGAAAAACGGACGCCGCATGTGAACAATAAACTGTGGTACAATGAAAACACCCTTTCGGATTTAGGCTTTTCAGAGATACGGTCTTTTCCAGAGATGGCGGCGACGGATATTAACTACGGGAGAGAACTCCTTGTCAGACGCTCGGCTCGTTAGAATAGATGATTATCCGTGGCGTGGAATGTGGTGCACGCCCGAGTACGACGACACGCTCTTCCATGCGTTGCGGATGTTCAACGCGCGACGCGTGCGGTATATCCTGGGTGTTGTTCCGTATGAAATGACTTGGCTGCAGGCGATTGCGCTGAAGGCGGTAATGGCCGGCGGTAGTGGTTCGGTAGTGATGCACGGGTTCTCGCACGGATACGCTTCTCCGGCGCTCCGGGCGCAGCAGGTACAGTCGGCCGGATGGCATGCTCAGTATACAACCATGATGGCGGGAGGTGGTGAGTTCTCCGGGATGAGCATGGAGCGTTGCGATCATGATCATCTTGTTTCGCATAAAATCCTGCAGCAGTCTTTCGGTTCGCTGTATGATCCTGCGCACTTCATTGCGCCGTTTAACTGCTACACGCAGGCCTTGCTGGATGCGCTGGACGAGACAGAAATAAAATTCCTTCACACGTGCGACAAGGAATATAACGAGTATAAATACGCCGGGTTGAATTATCGAAACATCAAGCCCGTGGTGTCGCGCCTGTATCGCGGGTATGACTATGCCGGGAATGTGGCGGGGAAACTTCCCGACGTGCTCAAGGCCGGAGAACAGATCACGTTACATTGGTATTATGATTGCTACAAAAAGTCGCATTGGAAAGATGAGTACGCGCGGCTGCTTGATGCGCTGGCAAAGGAACCCGAGTATGTCACTCCAGCATAATATCGTGATTGGAAAACTGATCGACTTCGCTCCGCGAAGTGTGCTCAACATCGGGCTGCGCAATACGTCGAATCTCGATGTATACCGCTGGTGTGAGACGAATCGTATCCTGTTTTGCACCGTGGAGATACACAAGCCGAATAGCGAGTTCATCAGGGCGGAGCATCTTGGGTTTCTGCAAGAGGGCGACGTGTATGAGATCGCAAGGGGCTTGCCGCAATTTGATCTCGTGCTCTGGATGCATGGGCCGGAGCACCTTACGGTACAGCATCTCGGGGAGACGCTCAATGCTTTGGAAGCTGCGGCGCAGAAGGCCGTGATCATACAGATGCCCGAGGTACCGGAGACTACGCCATTCCTGCATGGGAACCCGTGGGAGCGGCATTTGTCACACCCGCCGCGCGAGTACTGGGTTGGGCGCGGGTATACATACATCGCAGACGCAGCGGGGGCGGAGAACACCGCGACATACGTACTATGCAAGTGATGATCTTACAGAGCGCCGGGGAGCATAAAGAGAACGCCCACTTCCGTGAGGCGCTTTCCCTCCAGCGGGCGTTTCAGTCGCTCGGTGCGGATGCCGTGGTCATTGGTCCGGGCTACGGGGATTACCTGCACGATCTGGATATCTGGCTCGGAGAGGTGGACGCGGTTCTGATACTGGAAAATTACTGGCGGACACCGTGGCTTGACTTTATCCGCGCCCGCGTGATTGAACAGGGAACACATTGCGCCCTCTGGTCAATCGATGCGCACGTCCCGGCGGCCGCAGCCCGACACTTGGCCCTCGTAAGGGAACAGCATATTCCCATTGTGTTCTGCAGCACGGAACGGACGCAGGAAATGTTTATTTCTGCAGGGGCTGCAACCGCGTGGCTTCCGAATGCGTATGACCATACGTTGATTGGCCCGCGCGATGCAAAGAATAAATATGATGCCGGGTTCTGTGGCAGGATGATTGCGGGGCGGGATGCTTTTTTCAGGGGTGTTTCTCCTACGGTGCGGATTGACGAGTGGGTGCTGGGCGAGGCGATGGTGCAACGCGTGAATGAATATCGTGTGCATGTAAATCGGTCGTACAGCATCGATATCAACTATCGGTGCTTTGAAACATGCGGATGCCGTACAGCGTTACTCACGAATCGGGTACCAGGGATTGAAAAGATATTCACGGATAAAGAACACTGTCGATATTACAATACGGCGGAGGAATGTTCAATTATACTCCGGGACATGATCGCGCATCCGACGGATGCCGAACTCATGGCCTATCGGGCGTATGAGCATGTGAGAAAAAATCATACCTATCTGAATCGCGCGCGTACCATTATGGAAAGGATGCGCTGATGTCTATTTCACTTACCACCACGTACGTCCGGGAACAGTTCCTGACTGATATGACGGGAACAGATTTTGATGCTATGCTCGGAGACCTGATCACGGATGTCGTGGCGCGGGCCGTCGAGTACCTGGGCGACGATGCAATCACGGGACAGAGCACAATGCCCGCAGAACTATTGCGGCCACTGGCGAAACAAGTATCGTACGAGTTCCGCCGGCGGAAGGACGCTGGGCTCACGTCCATTTCCTTCCCGGATGGAAGCGTCAATAAATTCAGCGATGACGAGTGGCTGAAGGGCGTATCGATAGTCTTGGATCGGCACACGTACATATATCTCGGGGATCAGGAGTAAATAGCATGGACGGCGAATCAGTAACGCTTATATCCGGTGGGGTCGCTGTGGTGATGGGCGTGCTCGGGTATCTGGGTAAAGAGATAAAGACCAAACACGATGAGCGGCGGCGCGTGTCGGAGGAGCCGGGGAAAAATGGAAAGTGCGTCACGAAGGAACGCCTTGAGGAACATTGTACCGGGCAGTTACACGTGATTGCGACAAAGTTTAATGCCATTTCGGAGAAGCAGGATTCCCAGCGGGAGGCCGTGGAGAAACTGACGGAATCAATTTATCAGTGGAAAGACGAAGCCGTCGAGAAACTCGCCGACCACGGCGCACGACTTGGCGCGATTGAACGGAGGCAGCCGCATGGCAGATAGGGCGGACATGCATGTGACGCCGGACGGTGAACTGGTCAAGGTTGATCTCAGTGTTACTGATGGCGACGGTACGGTATGTCTGGAGAATGAAGCACGGTGGTACATTGCGCAGGGACTCACAACCAAGCCACAGGATACGGGCGATGCGTTGACAAAGGATGATGTGTATGGCGTCGGTTCGACTTTATAACGCGGAGAAAATCTACAAAGAGATCGCCCGTTATGGGAAGAAGGCTTTCCCAGTGATACGGCGCTCGCTTGCTACAACCGCGGCCGAGTTCGTCACCAAGGTGAGGGACGAACGCATGAGCGGGCCAACATCATCGACCACGGTGTCCGTACGCTCGGGAGCAATGCGTCGCGGACTGCGGTTTGCTGGTGTGCAAGAGGAACCTCGCGGGTTCGTGGCGAAGGTGACCACGGATAGGAAATACACTTTCGTACACTTTGGTCCGCGTGGTCAGGTAACTACCATTCGACCGAAGAACGCAAAGGCCCTCGCCATCCCGCTTGCCGCGGCGATGACGGCTTCGGGTGTTGCGAAGGGGAGCCCGCGAAATGGCCCTTGGGGTAAAACGGTAATTATCCCGACGAAACGAGCGGGTGGTTCGCTGGCCATCCTGTATGGAGTGCGTGAGAGGCAAAGTGGAAAAAACGCAGGCAAGGGCTATGGTGGACTTGTCCCGCTCTTTGCCCTGATGAAGTCCGTGCAGGTACCCGCGCGTATAGACCCGAAGGATTTTGTTTCATGGCTCGGAAAAACCTATATCGATAACATGTGTCGGGGCCTGAAAGAACTGAAGGAGAAACAGAATGCCTGATTGCGTAAAGTTGCTTCTGCTCGATGCGTTGGTCACGACCGCACAGACCGTGACAGATATCATCGAGGTGCATCTCAATGAGAGTACTCCGCGCGCCCGTGAGGAGTATTCCTATCCGGTGCTATTTCTGCACGACGAAGCGGAGAGTGTTGAATCGCGTAACCGTGTCACAGTCGGGACGTTTGAACTAATTGCCGAGATATGGGCGGAGGGTAAAAATACGGAACGGACGCTGGAGGACTTACGAGCGAAACTTAAAAAGGCACTATACAGTAGTGTTGCACTGCGTACCCTAAATGCGGCTTGCCGCGAGAGGAGGTCGGAGAGGCTCACCTTTGCGGATACCGATCTGGCTGGAGCTATCGTGATCCGGTACGAGGTGATATACCTCGCTGATAGGCTTGATCCGTTTTCACAGTTAGGATATTGAGGGAGGTTGTAAATGACGTATCGTTCACCCAATGTTGAGAATTACATCCTCGGCAAAGGGAAGCTTTATTTTGATCGGTTCGACGATGCTGGAGCCAGCACCGGCGAATTTGATCTGGGGAATGCGCCGGACTTTGTCGTGACTCCTGCGGTCGAGACTCTCGATCATTTCGAGAGCATGGCCGGAATCAAGGAGAAGGACAAGTCGGTTGATATCAGCGTCGGCTTCACCTGCAAGTTTACCCTTGAGGAATACTCGCGGTGGAATCTGATGCTCGCTATCATGGCGACAAATGAAGGGACGTATTCCCAGGCAACCGGGCACCAGGTCAATGAGGCAATTACGGCGCATAGCGGCAAGTGGACAAAACTCACGCGCCGAAATGTGCACGATTGCGTTGTGACCAGCGTGAACGGGTTGGTGACATACACAGCGACCACGGACTACCTGATCGACCAGGCGACGGGCCGATTGTTCACTGTTGAAGATGGAAGCATCGCGGATGCCCAGGCATTGCATGTTGACTATCTTCACGACAGCACGACTTACGGCAAACTCAGCGCAATGGAAGATAGCACCATTGAGGGCTCGCTGCGGTTTGTCGGAAACCCGAGCGTCGGGCCGAAGTACGAAGTGGAGATATGGAAAGTAAAGATCAAGCCGACCGGCGACGTGAAGTGGATTTCCGAAGAGTGGTCCACAATCGAAGTCGAAGGCGAAATCTTGAAAGATGCGGCGAACCATCCGACCGAGCCGTGGTTTACTTTGCTGGACACCACGGAGAACGAATCGGCTGTCTCGTAGACAATCAACCGGCGGCTGGGGAGAAATCCCCAGCCGCCGTAAGGGGGAATAAAATGGGTGGTCCGGAAGTGCTGGTGGGGGATGAGCAATACGCCGGAGTAACCGTGTATCCGATCACGGTAGGGATGCTGATAAAAAACGCGGGTGTATTCAAGCGCATAAAAGACGCGTGCAAGGAGGGTGGGATTTCCCTCGATAGCTTTTCAAAAGACCCGTTCCCTGCGATTGAAAAGTTGCTTCCCGTTGCGCCCGAAGTGCTGCAGATGGTGACACGCAAAAGCAGCGAAGAGATTGAGGCAATGGGCCTTGATGTCGCAGCCGGGGTGCTTGTCGTATCGCTGCGACAGAACATGGGCTACATCCGAAAACTATTCGGCCCGATACTTCAGACCGTAAAGCAGGAGACGGAAAGCGTGGAGGAGCCGATCACTTAGTACGGGCCGTAGAGCGGCTCGTTGCACGCGGTCATGACGAGCGGCAGGTGGTGTGGGAATACAGCATTGCGAAACTGGAGGCGTATCTTGAGGCAGCGGACGAAAACGAACTGGACGAACTTGTGCAATTAGTCCGGGTACAGCATGATCCGAAGGGTGTGCTAAAAGACGCCAAGCGGGCGGCGCGTGGCGTTGGCGCTGCGTTACCTCCAGCGGATGCGGCGCGACTGCAGGCATTATCACGGAAACGGAAAGGCCGGTAGGCAATGGCCGATACTGAATTGCTGGGTGTAGTACTCGCTCTCCGCGCGGACGTTACTGACCTGAAAGCGAAGTTCAGCCAGGCGGAGTCAAGCGCCCGTGCTGCAGGCACAAAGATGAGCGATGCCTTCAAGGGCGTGGCCCTTGGCCTTGGGGCAATCGGCACGGCGTTTATGATTTTCAAAAAGGGCCAGGCCTTGATGCAGGGCGCAATACAGGCGGCGCAGAAGCAGGAGTTCGCGCAGCGGAAACTTCAGTCCGCTCTCGGGTATACGAGCACCGCCCTACTTCAACAAGCGTCTGCATTGCAGGCGAGCACGACTTTCGGTGACGAAGCCATTGTCGAGGCGCAGGCGCTTGTAGGGGCTTTCATCAAAGAGGAATCGCAGATCAAACGCCTCATGCCGCTGATATTGGATTTTGCGGCGGCGAAGGGAATTGACCTGAAGAGCGCCGCGGACCTGGTGACAAAGTCAATCGCGAGCGGAACGAACGCCCTCGCACGGCACGGGATAAAAATTACTGAGTCAAAGGACAAGGGCGAGCGCCTGGAGTCCGTGATCAAAGGACTGGACAAGGCGTTCGGTGGGATGGCGGAATCAATCGCGCAGACGCCTTCGGGAATACTGGAGCAGCAAAAGAATCTGCTTGACGATATGGCCGAGTCTGTTGGGATGGAGTTGATACCGTTTCAAATCGAGTGGAATAAACTCCTATTGGAAACGCTCCAAGGATGGGGTTGGATTTACACGCGGATAAAAAAGACGCTGAGCTGGGCAGACCTTGCTAAGCAACGGGAAATCACGTGGCATGAGCAGATGCGGGATGACGCCTTTGCGACTGCAGCGCAATTACAGCGAACAATCGACAAAGTGAAGGAGCTCGGGCGCGAAGGAAATAAAACTGTCCAGCTGGAAGTCGGAGGGAAACAGGAAGTTCTCACGATTGATAAAGCGATTGCCAAACTGGAACAAGATCGCCGTATCGCCCTCCGTACCGCAGGTGGCGAAGCAAAGATGACCGGGGCGTTGATAAGTCCGACGGTTGCAGGTGGAAAAAAGACAACGCCTACCACACCAGAGGTTGATCCGGAAGCGGCCGCCACGAAACAGAAGGCCGCGTTGCAATTACAAATCGCGGAAATCGAAGCGGCACTCGTTTCATACAGCGCGGAATTGAATCTGGCCCTCACGCAGATTGATGCTCAATACGCGTCAAGCAGCGTTTCCATCCAGCAGTACTTTGCGTCGAAGCGGGCGATCATCGAGGAACAGGCCTCGGCGGAGATATCAACGAAAAAGGAACTGGCCCTGCTGGAACAGGATGCCGCAAAGTTCACTACGATGTCGGCGAATATTGACAAGCTGAAGATCGATGCGCAGATAAAGAAGATTGAACTTGACAAGGAAGAGGCCGATGCGCTGAAGGCCCTCAGCGTTCAGCAAATGGAAAACGCGCAGACCGTGGCCGGGATACAGGCGCGGGTGGACAGCGCGGGGATACAGACGTACCGGGAACGGCTTGACGAGGAACTTGCAGCCCTCGCGGCAAAGCACGAAGAGGAACTGAGGAGACTCCGCGAGCACGGGACGGCTGTCGAATTGATCAAGAGCGCGACCCGTGCGCAGACGCAAGAGACGGTGCTTGCGGAACAGCAGGCTCAGGTTGCTTACCTGCAGAACTCCCTCAGCGTGATCAATGATGTCGTGGGGCAGATATCCGGTATCTACGATCAGTACTATGCCAAGGTCGTGCAAGAAGAAAAACAAAAGATGGAAGCACAGATTTCCGCCGCGCAAGCCGCGGGCGCGAGTGAGTCGCAGCTTGAGTCTTTGCGCAAGAGCCTATCCGCACAGGCGAACGCCCGCGCGAAGAAGGCTTGGGAAAAGCAGAAGAAGGCTGACCTCGCCTCTGCAGTAATTGGGACAGCCCTTGCGGTGGTGAATGCATTGCAGACGAAGCCTTTTTATGTGGGCCTTATTATGGCCTTGCTCGCAGGAGCAGCCGGAGCGGTGCAAATTGCGACCATCGCCGGGCAGTCCTACCCAGGGATGGCAACGGGCGGTCTCGTATCGCAGGGTACCACGGGCACGGCGGACGACGTACATGCGCGACTTTCCCGCGGCGAGTACGTTACTCCGGCGAAGAGCGTCTCGTACTACGGGCCGGAAGTGATGGAGGCGTTGCGCCGGCGCAGCGTGCCGAAAGAACTCTTTTCAGGGATCGGCGCCTCTGGTATCCGACGCGGGGCCGTTTCCTTTGCAGAGGGCGGGATGGTGACGGCGCAGCCCGGGCAGGGAGAAAAGCCGGTGACCATTGTCAATTTTCTTGATCCGGCGATCATGGATCGGTATATTAACAGCATCGAAGGAGAACGGGCAATTGTAAACGTGATCAATCGCCGTTCATACGAAGTGTCAAAAGCGTTAGGAGGTTGAGATGAGCTGGACATATCGAGGGTACGAAGGAAATGATGAGCACGAGACGCCATGGTATGCGCGGGAAGTTGATTTATTTGAAGCGATTATTGACGCGCTCCCTGCAGCGGGGACCACTTATGTCAGCACCGAGCATTATCATTCAAAACTTGCTTCCCCGGACGGGTTGACCGACCCGGCTGTATCCGTGATAGACACCGGACTCGTCGGTATCGGTATTGCGATCCCAGAATATCTTGCACATATTTTTTCCGGCAACAGTACCGGAGTAGCTGACGTGGGCGCTGATGAGTTGGTTATTGAGGGCGTAGGGAAAGCTGGATTGTCCGTGTTGGTGGGCGATGACTCAGAGGCAAAACTGTTTTTCGCCGACCAGGATCAGACAGGGTATATCCGCTGGTACAATGCGGGGATTGATTTATTCCCGGATGGCGCGACTCAATACCTGTCCGCGCGTGGCGGTGCGTTTGAAATAAACCCCGGCCAAGCCAACATCTCCACGGGCGTTTATTGGGACAGCGGCGTAGCGATTTATGTGGACGGTGCAACCGGCAACACGGTCATCAATTATTCCAGTAAAGATTGCGATACAACAATAAATTGGGACAGCGGCGTCGGGTTGTTTGTGCGGGGTAGCGATGGCGTGGTGGGCGTGGGCACGGCCACATTGCAGGCGTGGAGGACTGCGGATATCGAAAGCGTGCTGAGTTTCGGCTCAGCCGGTGCCGGTTCAATCGCTGGTAATGGGACAACGATGTATGTGGCAGGAAACTGCTATTATGATAGCACTGACTCTCGATGGGAATACTCTGCCAATGGGCGAGCAACTCTGTATACAATAGATACCGCAAACGGTTCCCATCAGTTTCAGTGCGCGGCGACAGGCGTAGCGGCTGCAGCAATTACGTGGATCGATTTTATCAAGACGCTCGCATCTTCACCGATGAGCGTTATTTTCAATTCTGGCCTGAAGGACATTGACACGATTATCTGTGGTGATACCGATGATTATCTCTTTTTGGTGGACGCAAATGCGGACAAAGTTTGTATTTCAACGGTCACCCCTCTTGCTGCAAAGATGACCATTTTGCAGGATGATGCCAGCGGCGAATCGTGTCTGTCGTTGTCACAGGCGGATGTGAGCGAGGGCGTGGTAGATTGTTTAGCGAGTGACCGTGGCGCGATACTTGCCACCGTCAACAGTGCTGCATCAGTGCGTTGGGAACTGAATGGAATCGTATACAGGTTGGCGCTCTATGCAGACGCATAAACTGATAATCACAACCCCCGTTTATCGCTCCGAGGATGCCATAGTCCCGGAGTGCCGGGCGACGGTACACGCGCTGCGCGATGCGGGAATGTGTGTCGCGCCAGAGTGGGTTATCAAGCCCGGGCCGTTGGTTGCCCGGAACCGCAACGACGCGATACGGTATGCTTTGACAATTCCCGGCTGGACACACCTGCTGACGCTCGATGCGGATATATCCCTGCGGTATCCCGTTGACGATGTTCAGCGCCTGCTCAATGCCGAGGTTGATATCATCGGCGGGGCGTACACGATGCGGAACGAGGCAGGCCCGGATATGCTATGTGCTGCGCGACTGGACAGCGGTCACCTGGCCGCGACCAGTACCGGGCGGCACTCCGTGGACTGGACGGGCGGCGGGTGCATCCTGCTGCGGCGGGAGTGCCTGGAAGCGCTGGGGCCGCTGTGGTTTCGGCATGAGTTCAACGCAGACGGCACAGACCAGACCCCTGAGGATGTGGGATTTTGTCAGCACGCGCGGGAAAAAGGATATAAAATTTGGCTCGACTGTGATGTGCATGCCGTACATCACCAACTCAACAATAGGAGGATCGCAATGGAAGAGTATCAGGTTCCGAAAGAAGAGCACGTTGAGATGCTGCAGGAAAAAATTAAGGGCTGCGTTCGGGGAATACTTTCACTTACCATCGACGCGAAGGCAGCGGAGATTTCCGGGAATGTCAAAGGGATGGAAAAAATTGAGGCGGGTCTTTCGGCAACGATGAAACAGAAGGCGGCATACGAACAACTGCTGAAGGAAATGAATTAGCGATATGCCTTACGGTGAATATGGTTACGGAGAATACGGGTACAAAGGAGAACATCCTCCGGCGCCCGTGCCGCTTGTAGGTGAGCGGGTCTTCCAGTGGCGACCGGATTGGAAAGATGGCGTATCCCTTGGCTACGTGGCGAACACTGTAATCTCCGAAAGCCAGTATCACGTCGAACAGCGTCGCGCGTTGCATGGAACGCTTAAACGCCGAATGTCTTTTACCGTTGCCGATGATGAGTATCTTCCAGCGGTCGAGAACTTCCTTCGTCGCTGGCATTCGGATATAATCTGGATGCCGCTGTGGCAGGAGCGTCTCGTCGTGACTGCGATTGGCGGCGGAGGCGCGTTGCAGATTTCCGTCGCAGACACGACGGATCGCTATAATCTCAATAATCTTTGCACGCATCTTGCCTTGATCGATCAGAACCTTTCGATTGCTCCTGAACTTTTTGTAATCGATACAATATCTGCCGACGTTATAACGATAGAGACGTCCGTGGTCGGAGCGTATACAACGGAGAACGCGCTATTGTATCCGGTCATTACCATGTACTTGGATACAAATACGCTGACGGATATCACTGCGCACTACGGTCAATATGCCCTTGCATGGAGGGAATGGTTCTAAATGTCAGACCTGATAACTGAAATCATCGAATCGCGGAACGCCCCGGCAAAGCTGCCACCTGCGATATGGCTGCGGGAAACGCCCGTAGACCACGACACGGCAGAGGTGCGGGATGAACAGGCGCGGCTGCGGTACACGGTGGTGCACCCGCACTGGTACGATACGGTAGCGGGCAAGTACACGAAGGCTATCCCGGCTGTTGTGGCGGCAGACGTTGGCGATGGCGCAGGCTACAAGACTGTCGGCGCGATGGACAAGTACGGGTTTGCGCAACTCGACTGGATCGTGGGTATCAAGTCGCGTGCCACGGGCAAGCAGTACTTGACGAAGCCGTATGCCCTGACGCGGCACAACGGGGCGCATACCAACGCGGCCATCACCAAGGGTATCTACGAGTACGCCAAGCCTGCGGATGCGTTCGGGCAGGAACTTGGCAGGGCGGCGAAGTGGGGCGGCATATTCCGCGATGTTGACATTCGCGCCGAGGTGAGTGGCGGCGGGGCGCTTGCCATTCAGCATACATGGCACAAAGAGGCGTGCGATGAATCGGAGTGGTACGGTGTGATATGGGAAGTGGACTGCACGGCGGCAGAGTACCTGACGCTGATTCAGCCGGACGGCCCGCATGACACGCGCCTGCAACCGTATGTGACTGAGGACAAGCTGCAGTGTATCGTTGAGTACTTCTCAGTGGAGCAGTTCCGCGAGCTTGACGCGGACGGTAAGCCCACGGGCCGACTTGTTGACATCACGCACGACTACACGACTATCAGCGTCAACCTTGCGGCGGCTCTTGCCTTGGCCGCAGACACGACCTACTACCTGACGGCACTGTGTAACCTTGGCACGTACAATGTCACGAGTACAAGCACGCTCGGGCACGAGGCGATAATCAAGACGAACGCCGCGTATGGCTTCCGGGTCAATAGTACGGGTACATGGAATGTCTCATATGTCAAGTTCACGAGTAAGAATGACGATACGATAGGCGAGGCCATTGCGGGGAGTAGCGGAAGCCCTGCGGCGGCAGATCAGACGGTAGGGTATGTGCAAGCAAGCGGAACCGGAGCCACCAGCGTTGCATCATCTCACGTGTCGTTCAACTACTGTACACCTGCGTCAAACTCGACCGTATACGGATGGACAGCAAACAAAAGCACGCGCACGTTTACCGATACTGATATATCGTTCCGCAACATTGCGGTCACGGTGAATGCGGGCGGGTTGTGCTACGGTTCATATAACAGCACCAATGGGGCCGTAACAGTGGATGGGCTATCCATTGATTCTACCGTGACCACGAATCAGGGTGCCGGAATGATTCGGATACGCAACGTGGCCGCGAATTGCAGTATCACGAATGTTACAAACTTGCCTGACAGCTCCGTGAATTACTCATTCGGGATAATCTTCGTTGCCAATGTTAACGGTGTTGTATTCACCGCCAAGAATTGCGTGTGTGGCATGTCGTTGACCGGCAATGCACTGTACCTTCATCAATGTGTTACCGCAGGCGTCACGGCAACGGTCAACTATAGTAACTGTCTTGCTGTGAAGAAAGGCGCGGGCAACGCCAATGGATTCCAAAGCAGCAAAACCGCCGGAACGGTGAACTATTCAATAATCGATAGCATCTGCCTGGACTGCGTAACGGGCGTATCCAATGGTGGTGGTGATACCGTCACGCACACCTACAACGACTACTACGGGTGTACCGCCAACGCATTCGAGGCGCTCACCGCATCCGAAATCACGACCAACCCCGCGCTCGGCAACCTCCCTGCGGGATGTGTGATTGACACGGCCACGTGTAATCGGCCCAATGGCTATGCGGTGACGGGCTTCGAGATGAACGGTAGCGACACGTTCGACAATCTCACCATTGACGAAGCGGTTTACACGAGTACGGGATGGAAACATGCCGGAACGAAACTGGTTACAATGGGGCCGATGTACGCACTGACCACGTTCCCGGAAGTGATAACATCGCTCACGCCCAACAGCGGCAGCACAGCAGGCGGTACGGCTGTTGCATGGGCCGGGCTTGGATTCGGCACAACTCAAGGCACGGGCAAAGTCTACCTTGACGGCGTAGAGCAGACGGTCACTGCATGGGCCGATGATGGCCCGGACATTACCACAATTGCGCACGCGACGGGAGCTGTCGATGCATCCTGCACCAATTACCGGGGCGCGACGTTCTCGCTGGCCGGGGCGTTTACTTTTGTCACCACCCTCTCCATTACTTCGCTCGATGTTATCTCAGGGACGACGGCCGGCGGAACGACGGTAGTGATAACCGGGACGGGCTTCGGTGCCGTGCAAGGGGCCGGGACAGTGGACTTCGGCGGCACCGCAGTGGCGTCGTATGCCTTGTGGGGTGACACAAGCATTACCATCGTCACTCCCATGCATGCGGCTGGGCTTGTTGATGTGACTGTTGACCTTGGTGGGGCGAGTGTCACAAAAACGGGGGCGTTTACTTTTATTTCTCCGATACCTCCTGCGGTTGGGGATGATCTTGAAGACCTGCTCGGCGTTGCCACGCTCTGGGATATCGGCTTTGACTGGCGGGACAACCCGACGCGTCGCGTTGATCTCAGCCGTGATGTACTGGAACTTTCAACGTCACGTATTGAACTCATAGAGCGCACAGACTATCTCGCGCAGGAAGTGCGCTATGGGATCACGGGGATGACAGCAGAGGAAACGCACGACCTGATTGCCTTCTTTGCCGCACGCCTTGGACGATACAGAAAATTCTGGCTTCCCGTGCCGACGAGGAGATTCACCCTCACGGAAAACGCTTCGACACTTGATACGCACCTCACGGTAACGGATTCAAATTTCGCGGAGTTCGCCCAGGGATACGAGCGTGTGATTGTCTACATGACAGACGGGGCTCGGATCACACGCGGGATTGAAAGTGCCGCGGACAATGGCGACGGAACAGAGCAGCTGAATATCATCACTCCGCTATATCGGGATATCATTGCCACGGACGTACAGCTGTGCTGTCCGCTATTGCTTGTGCGCTTTGCCGAGGACGAGTTGAACCTCAGCCATAAGACAGCACACGTTGCTTCGGCCGCAGTCGGATTCATGGAACTGGTGCGGGAGTATACGCAAACGGGAGGATCGTAGGATGACGAGTATCTTCCAAGGGAACGAGGCCGGTGTCTCGGCTGATCTTTACTTCCTCCAGCGTGAAGTGCGTACGCAGGCGTATACCTCGGCCGATGCGGACATTTTATATGATGGCCGGACGTATAAGAGGGAGACGATCAAACGCTCTGCGATCAGCAATGTGTTCAGCGGTGACCGGTTGCAGGTGACGATGGAGGCAAGCGTCGCGTCGGTCTTTGATTTTCTCCTGCTCGGTTCCGCCCACGACCGGCTCCTGCTGACTATTTACCAGTATAATATCACGGCGGCCACAGCCCTTCAGATATTCACCGGAGCCATGGACTCGTATACGCTTTCCGGTGGGAAGGCGACCGTTGTCTTTCACAGCGACGGCTTTGCCCTCGACACGGAGTTCCCGCGTGCCCTGATCAATACCACGTGCAACCATACTGTATATAGCGATCAGTGCAAGTTAAAAATGGAATCGTGGAAGATCATTGGGAAGGTCGTGCGGCAAGACGACTGGTATGCGGGGGACACGGTTACGTCGTCCGTGGTGCTGGAGGACCAGGCGCCAAACCTCTTCGGCAAATGGCTGAGTGATATGACGGACGCAGACCTGGCCTTTTGCATGATTGAATACAATGGAGTATATCGCGTGGTGACAGCGGCGGAGCCGGACTTCGTGGACCCGGCAAATCGGCTGATGTGGCTCGATAGATCATTCCCGGTTGGATTCTTAAAAACCGGAGACAGTGTGGCGGTCATCCTGGGTTGCACACGGGACCCGGAGATCTGCATCACCCGCTTTGATAACCTGATACATTTCCACGGGTTCCCGTATCTGCCCTGGGGCCGGGAGGCGGGGAAGGCGATCCCGCTGCTGTATGGACTCGGAAAACTACGGCTTGATAATACGATCTGGGAAGGGTATGGGCAGATGATCGGCGCGGTGAACCGTACCTCTTTTTGGTCCGTGGTATGCTTCGGTGAAATCGAATGGCGATATCTTTACGGGCCGTTGATCCCGGGAGGCGTTGTCGAGATTACCAACCCGGCGGTGCGGGCGAATTGGATTAAAATTACAAACGCCGGGTATGACGGGACATATCCGGTCTGGCCGCCGACACCGTCCTTGCCTCTCACCGGACGATATTGCAATGAGCCGCGCGGAGTGGCTCACGCGTACTTCGCGTGGACAAACCAGTTTGGCCCTTATGCGATACTGGCGCACGGACAGGGGACAGCGGCAGATGTCTATGTGGAGGTGTCACGGGCGCTGGACGAGAGCCCCGTCGTCCCATACTGGGTCGGGACGGAAGGGGTGACGGCCTCGGGTGTTTCCCCTGCGGCGGTTATCTACGACATACTGACCAACGAACTTTATGGCCTTGGGATGGCAATGAGCAAGATTGATATTGCTTCTTTCAACTCCGCCAGCGCCGCGTGCGCCGCCCGAGGTTTTGGCGTGAACCACTGCTGGGACACCGTGACCACGGCGCGAAAGATAATCGATACCGTATGCTCTACTTATGGATTGTTGCTTTCAGTGAACGCCGCGGGGAAGTTACAGTTGACACTACTTTTAGAGGCCACGGCGATGGTCCCTGTGCGCACGTTGACTGCGGCGGATATTTCTGCCATTGAGCTGGAAACGCCCTCTTGGGACAAAACCTATAATTGCGTTTACTGCGAGTCAGACACAAACCTCTCTGCACACGGGACGCCTGCCGGGCAGAAGAGCCGGATCGAGGTCAACGATCAAGCCAATCAACTTTTCACCGGCTCAGTACGGAAGTTGAAATACGACGCGGAATGCTTCCAGATGGGAGAAGCGGCCTTCATTCAAGAACCGATTTACCGGCGGATGTATGAAATACTGCGCGAGGTCTCCTCCCCGAAAAGTTCCGGGTCAATCCGGTATGATTTGCGGCACGCGGATCTGCTCCCTGGACAAGTGATACGGGTGACGTATGCGCCGTACTCGGTCGACGGACTGTTTCGGATCACGGGGCGGGATGTTCCTGATTCGGACTCAAACACTATCACCGCATCTATCGTGCAGATATCCTCCGCGCAATACAATACGGATTTCGTGGAGACCGGGGACGAGGGCCGGCGAACGGGATATGTTAACATGAGCGCCTCGGGGGCGGAGTTGATACAGTTCCCGTGGTCGCTGCCGAAAGACGGCCTGAGCAAGGTGAGCGTCAATGAGTACAAGGACTTGGCCGGGATATACGTGAGTTGGGATTGTCCGTACGTCTCGCAGAAGTTCCTCTCCACGCAATACCTTTCCCCTGCGGACTGGGATGTATATATCAATGACGAAGGTGCGGGGCCGGGTGGAGACCATCTCATCAGCGTGCAGTTGAATGTCACGCGGTTTGTCGCGGTACTGGGCAGAATCAATGCATACGAAGATGTTTGGGTGTCGGTGGCGGAGCGTTATTACTGAGAGGAGACTGGTATGGATCTTGTTCGCGATATTCTTTTTGGCAATCTCCGCATGGGTGACACAGCCCATACGCGCAGTCAGAGTATCAAGGCCACAGTAATCGTATATGCCGAGGCCTGGGGCGGCGGACGCGCGGGACGCAAACGCGCACGCGAGGCGTTGCAGAATCCGAATTATCCGAACCACTCTCTCACGGTGCTCGATGACTGGGGGCAGAAATATCCCGTGGAGGCCGGCGCCTTGGGCTATGCCCGTGGGAACTTCGATGACTATCGGAAAAAAGATTGTCGTATTGTGCACGTCCAGCGGTGGGCCGGGTTCGACGATCCGGACGTACGGACGCTTGCTGGCAAAACGCTTGAGCGCTGGGCACGACGCGGGACACGCGTGCGGTACGATCTCCGAGGGGCGGTGACGAGCACCAGACTCGGGAGATTGCTCTTTCCAGCGTGGCGCGATGCGGCAGATAGGTTTTACTGCTCAGAGGGCGCGACCGGGTTGCTTGTAGTATGTGGGATACTTGGCTTTCGACTTCCGTATGATATTGGTATCCCGGAACTCACGGCAATCATGGACGCCCATCGCAGCGAACTTCCACGGCACCCGTACCCGTTTGCGCTTGAGCAGTGGCTTGGGGCTCGTGCGGATGTGGTGGATGTGGCGTTCGAACGGAAATAAAATCCTTATACAATCTTTATACCGCCAAAGCCATATAGACATATATATAATTATTATTTGTAAAGTTTACTTAATTAGTATATGTATAGGACTTTGGCCGTATAAAGATTGTATAAGGATTTTATTTACTCAAAAATAAATTTGTATCTTGTACATTTCATATTTATATTATGGACATGAAACGCGGACGCCCAAAAATACGGACCAATATTATTTGTAAAGCACTCCGGGATCGGATACAGCTGCAGTGTTTTGGGAACCTCGGTGAGTACCGCCTGCGGTATCTCCCAGCGGTCTCCCCGGATATGTGGTATGCCGCAATGCGAGGTGAGCCGGTTCGACAGGACCTTGCAGAACTCATTGAAAATCAAGGAGTGACCGAGACTAAAAATAATTCAAAAAAGACTTGATTTTTTGCAAATACATTTGTATATTATAAGTGTAGCAGAAAAACAACCACCGGCCAACGGGCCACAACGGAGGAGAGGCAAGATGAGCAAGACCTACACGATGTACCAGATGAACGACACGACATGGACAACGACGGTTGACGGCATAGAGATTGGCAACCATGATACACGTAAGCAGTCTGAAGCGTACCTTAAGTCTCTCGGAGCCGCAGAATACTTTTACGAAACCACGACCAAAATCGGCGACGAGAGAGACACGCTAATTGACATGTTCGCCTGAGCAGAGCCAGCGGGGCTTCGGCCCCGCACACCACCACCGGCCCCACGGGCCACAACAAGGAGGACGGGATGAGGACGATTACGGCAGACGACCTGAAAACGATTATCAGCAAACATGCCGAGTGGTTAGTCGACAGACTCAATGGCGCACGGGCCAACCTGCGCGATACCGACCTGCGCTGGGCCAACCTGAGCAGTGCCAACCTGCGCGATACCGACCTGAGCGATGCCAACCTGAGCAGTGCCAACCTGAGCAGTGCCGACCTGAGCGGTGCCAACCTGCACGGTGCCAACCTGCGCTATGCCAACCTGAGCGATACCGACCTGAGCGATGCCAACCTGAGCGGTGCCGACCTGAGCGATGCCGTATACGCCACGGGCTGGAAGATAGTGCGAGTATAACCACATACCGGCCCTGCGGGGCCACAACAAGGAGGACGGGATGAGCAAGCAGATGAAACGATACGATGTCAGCTTCATCGTGTCCGCTACCGAATCCCACAAGGTCGCGGTGAGTGCAGCCAACAAGCTCGAAGCGTCCTTCAAGGTGCTGGTCAGCTACCCGGAATATCGCGGATGTACGATACTCGAAATCGAAGAGGAACCGGATTGCTGCGAGGAAAACCGTCTCGCGCTCATGGATGCCGCGCAAGAGGGATAAGTAGAGCCAGCGGGGCTTCGGCCCCGCACACCACCACCGGCCAACGGGCCACAACGGAGGAGAGGCAAGATGGACGCGTACACCAAGGAATGCTACGACCGGATGAGCGCAGATGAGCGCGAGGTTCACGAGCACCTGACATCAGTGGGCTTTCGGTTCACGACCACCGGTGGAGGTTGCACTGCCTACGAGATGGTGCGCGAGAGCGGCGAGCAGGTGCTGGTTACCGACAGCGAGGATGCCACGATGCCGCTGTCAGTCAGAGACAAAATCTCTGTTGGTATGTGGGGAACTGACGGTGAGCTTGTGTGGCACATGGTTCTGACCAACGTGAAGGCAATCGAGTTTTCGACGTTCTCACAGGAGAGGAGGACGGGATGGAAAATATGAATCGTGCATTTGAATCAGATACGACGGACGAGCGGTGCGTGGAAAATGCGGCTGAGAAATATCTGCGCCGGAAGGCGCGCATCGAGCACCCATCCGGGAAGTGGGATGGAAAACGCTGGGAGCCGTCGGAAGACGAACGCTGTGTGTGTTGTGATTGTATCCGAGCACCCTCCCGTGCGTATCCGTGGTCGCTGATGCTGCACTGCCGGACGGTTACTCACATCGCGCGATTGTGCGATGTGGATGAGGCGGCGCTTCGTGCCCTGCTAAAGCCCCAGCGGAGGGCGGTGTCACATGCTGTTGCATAATTGCCGGCAATGCGGAGAGGCGTGGAGCACCGGGTATATTCTGCGGCACCCTGCGCAGTTCAGGGGAACGATACACCAAGTCGAGGCGTGCCCGGGTTGTACGGAGCCCCTGCCGGGGATTCCGGGAGAGACAACGAACCGGGAAATCGCAACAGTATTTGTTGTCCGCTGCTCAGCGGATGATTATATCGTGATACGCGACAACGGGGTCAAGCACTGTGGTTCGCTTCGCGACGCCATGGGGGAAATATGCGCATCATGATCGCCGGTTTTGAAAGGTGTCCGCAATGTGACACAATGCACGGGCCGGTCCCCGCGTGCCCGAAGTGCGGGTGGTTGCGCAGTTGCGCATACTGCGGAGTGCGGGTCTGGATTCCGGGCACGGGTTGGACGGTGTCCCCGGAGACGCACTCACTGACTGTTTCGCATGGGATCTGTCCGTGGTGCGCGGTGCGGCAATACCACGGAGACCCGGCAATGGTTGATGTAGCGGGGTCTCGGCTGGAAATTCCTGCGGGCGTGCTGCATGTGCGCAGCCGCAAAATTTCATCCGGCGCCCGATATCTCTGGATTGGATATGAGACGCATACCGGCTGGGCCGGAATTGCACGGAAGTCGGAGCTGTCGTATGCATAGAAAAAAGGGGAGCGCCGCGTCCGATGGCGGTGGCGTCAAACGTATCTCGCACACGGGCCGCACGCCCGCTGTGGATACCTCCGCGCCTACCTTGGGGGTGGTGACCTACACGGACGCGGCGACTCCCTTTGAAAATTCAACCATAACGGAGGAGAGAAAAATGATCGTACCGAGTGCGATGATGATGCCGACGGCAGTGACACGTGAATACAAACGGTTTCGCGCGGAGCTGGACGCCTTAGCCGAGGAATCTATCGACCGTGTACTTTGCACATGGCATCGCCAGTCACGGCTTCCGGACGTCGCCCCAGGGGTCACGCGGCGGGACATGATTACAGCTATTGGCTATGCACTCGTAGAGGCAGGTGCGGCCGCGGCGCAATATGAATGCAAGGGGCGGTTCGCTCAAAACGCAGCCGCCGCTCACTTGCTTGTGCTTGGGAAAAGAGAAGTGGCCTTGAAACAGTTCACACCGATCTCGGCTCAGTTGTATTGGATGGAAAATGAGTCCGGGCTATGGAACGCCATCTATACACCAATAACAGAGGAGCAGGAAATGGCAGCGAAAAAAGCAGTTGCGAAAAAAGCAGTTGCGAAGAAGGCAGTTGCAGTGAAGAAGAGTGCGGCGGTTGCGGTGAAGGGTGCCGTCATGATAAAAGATGTCGCCCCTATGGGAAAGCCGATTGCGGCAAAAGAAACAAAGAACAGTACGCCAAAGGTTGCGACCGTATCCGGGATGCTCGTAAAAATGCTTCTGGAGAGGAAACTCACCGACGCTCAGATGCTGAAGATTGTTCATGAGAAATTTTCCAAGGATGATGAGAAAGCTGTGCGGCAGCTCAAGGTGAAGCGATACGAGTTGAATCATGGTAAGCACTCAGGGAACGACGGCAAAAAATACGAACCAATCGCGCAGTAATCATGCGTCTGTACCCGCATCAAGTCACCGCCCTGCATCACGCACTGGAGCGTGATGCATGGGCGTACTACATGGAGCAGCGTCTCGGGAAAACGCTCCCCGCGGTACGGGCGCTTATGTTCAAAGGAGCCCGACGCGTGCTGGTGATTGCCCCGTACTCCGCGCTCCGTGGCTGGGCGGAGACGCTTGCGGGGGAGGGGCTCGGGTACTACGTCGCGGCAGAGGGCTTGGTTTGTGACCGGGATACAAAGGCAACACAGGCCAGGGGCTGGGTTCTATGCCCGTGGCAGATTGTATCCAGGATGCCAATGACGATATCGACCGCATGGGACGCGGTGGTGGTGGATGAGTCCCGGATTATTTCCAACCCAAAGGCCAATGTCACGCACGCGGTACTCAATATCCGTGCGCGGAATCATGTCGTGTTGAGCGGAGCTCCGGTTACCGAGGGGATGTACGAGTACTATACACAGATGTGGTTCCTGGGGGAAAGCTGGGGCGGGTTGAGCTTCTGGGACTGGCGCGCGAAGCATTTCCGGCAATCGGTCGCGGTGCACGGGGGACGCTGGTACCCTACGGCAGCGGGGGAGCGATACGTCACGGCGACGGTCGCACGCTACGCCTACCAGCTCCGGCGGGCGGATACACCGTACGCACTCCCAGCGGAAACGTCCGTTCGGTTCGTGCAGCTCCCCGAGGTACCGGCGCGGCAGTACCGGCGAGTAGAGAAGGAATTTATCCGAGAGGCGGCGGACGGGACGCTTGACCTCACTTCCTGGGCGGGGCAACGCCTTGTGTGGATGCGGCGGATTGCGGACGGGGTGGATGAGAACGGGGACTGGACGCACGGGGCGAAGCTCGTGGAACTGCATCAGCTTCTTTCCGGCCCGCTTGCCGGAAAGCCCGTGGTGGTGTGGGCGGAATATGTATCGGAGATCGAAGCGATCACGCAATCCCCGGACGGTCGGGTCGTGTTCCCGATCCACGGGGCGATATCCCCAGCGATGCGAGAAAAGCGGATTGAGTTGTGGAGCGGAACCGATGACGGTATCCTACTCTGTCAACCCCAGTGCATGAGGTACGGCGCCGATCTCTCGCACGCGGATACAGCAGTATGGTTCAGTGCACCGGCGTCGCTTGATACGTGGCTGCAAGCGCAGGAGCGGACGCGGAAGATTGGCGTCCACGCATGCACGTATACATATGTACTGGTCACGGAGCAAACGGTGGATGAGGATATCTGGAATGCACTACGCGACAAGGACGCCGAGGCGCTCCGCGCGGGAGCACTCGTGCGCGCGGCGGCGACGAGAAAGGAGCAACCGCAATGGTGGAAATGTTCATCGACCCCGGCTTGATTACCGGCTGGGCCGTGTTCACGGACGGGCGGTACTGTGGAGAGTCTGGTACGATCAGTTCAATACGGATAGCCGGCCTACATTCGGACAAAGCGAACTATATACTGGATCGCTTTGAGAAACTTATTAACACTCAGGAGCTCGGGAGTTTTTATATCGAGGGCGTTGACATGCGCGGGGGCCGGGGGAATTACAGTGCAATCATGCGCGGAGACCTCACACGGCTCGCGTACCTTGTCGGTGCTCTCCAGGCGCGGGCTGCGCAGCGGGCAGACGCCTATATCGTTTCCCCGCTGTGGAAGGGGAACCTCTCCAAAGATGCAATGCGGATACAATAACGACTGATGGAGCCGGGAATCAATACCACTGTGATCAAAAACCATGAGGCGGATGCCGTGGCAATGGGCGTCTTCAAATACAAAAACCGCTGGATAAAAAACTGGAGGATAGGATGAAAGATTATCAGCACGCAATCAGTTGTATTACCCAGGTAATTGAAGAGCACTCCGCGCCGAATGACCACGTGCGCGAGATGTGGGCCGAGCTTGTGGCGGGGATGAAGGGTGAAGCGCTGGGCGTTGAACACGCCTCAGGGGAGTACAAGTATATGAAAAAACTCCGGTTTAACTTCCTCGGGAATATGCCTGATGATCTTCATGTACGCGTGCAGGTAGTCGGGAACGCGCCTTTCGCGATTCGCGACACAACAACGGACGCACAGATAAGATATGAGAAGAACGATCCGGCACTCATTGGCGCGGAATACATTCTCGATAAAGCTGTGGTGTTCGGGTGACAGCACTCTGCATGAAATGTCGCCTCCGCAAGACCCGCGACCGTGTCGTGGTCGGTCGGGGCGCGATCCCCGCACCGCTTCTGCTCATTGGCGAAGGGCCGGGCGGCTCCGAGGATATGCTCGGGGAAGCATTCATCGGCCCGGCGGGAAAGGTACTGGATGAAATGATTGCACAGGCGGGCTACACCGATCACTGGTATGCAACGAACTGCGTGCATTGCCATCCGACTGACCGGCTGCATGGTGAGAACCGCGCCCCGGCCCCGGATGAGATACTGGCCTGCATGCCCAGGGTCAGCGCTATCATCCAGCGGTGCGCGCCACGCGCCGTTGTGCTACTCGGGAAGATTGCTTCGCACGCGTACGGCAATATTGTTTCCCAGCCCGCGCTACACCTCACGCATCCGGCGGCGCTATTGCGGTCCGGCGGTGTGGCATCTCCTGGGTTTCTTCCAGCGGTTTACAGGTTGAAACATTTCCTTAACGAAGAGGGGTTACTCAATGGCAGTCAAGAAGCGGCGTAAGGAAGTTTCCCTATTGGAGGCGTCGCGGACGCTGGGAGTTGTCCCGTGTCTCACGCAGTCGATTCTCGGTGCGATACTGGCTTGTCCGATGCGCGGGAGGCTTGTGCTCAATCGGTGGACTTCCCCGGCAAAGGCGGCGAAGACCCGGTTCGGCTCCCTGTTCCACGGCCTGCTGGAGTATGCGTATTCTCAGGAGCGTCCGCCCACGGCACCGGAGGCTGCGAAGCGTCTGGAGGAAACGCTTGAAGCCCTCCGCCCTGAATACGGCGCGAAGGCAACGGAAATTATGCAGCGGGATATGTGCGTGGCGTTGACGATCTGGTGCGTATACGCGGAGCATTATGCTGACGACTGGATACGGATGGGCAAAGGGCAGACGGAGACAGAGTTCGCTTTCGACGCGCACGGTTTCAGATGGCGGGGGAAGCGTGACGGAATTCTCCCCGATAAGCACGGCGGGTTGTGGCTGTTTGAGCACAAGACGCATGCACAGATTGATGATGAGTGGTTTGCGCAACATCTTTCCATCGACCTGCAGGTACTGATGTACCTGCTCTCCCTCCGGCATACGCATGCGGGGCAGAAGGTGCTCGGGGTGAAATACAACGTGGTGCGGAACCCGGGACTGAAGTTCGACGGCCTTTCGATGCAGGCAATACGAGACAAGTTGCGGGAGCATATTGATAAGGATCGTGCGCATTACTTCCATCGGTTCGAGGTTCGGGTGCAGCCGGGAGAGATTGATCGGTTTGACGCGGAGCTCGGGGCGATGGCGGAATACGCGCAGCATCTCCCCGCGTTCCGAAACTCCTGCGCCTGCCGCGCACCGTATCCGTGTGAGTTTCTGCAGGCATGCTCAAGCGGTACAATGGCGGGATATGTACAGCGGAAAGAGTTGATGCCGGAGCTTTCATAATTCTATAAGGAGGGTCAGATGGCAGTGGTGAAACGGCAAGCGGCTCCCGCGCCGATAAAGCGGGTAACGACGGCGGCAGTGCCCGCCGTGAAATGGGCACAGGGAGACCTCGGAGCGTTTGCGCTGCCGATGGAGGCAAGTGCGCCGAAGACGACGTTCGCCGACCTCACGTGGCTGATTTACGGCGAGAAGGGGATTGGGAAAACTTCCGTTGCGGCGAGATATCCGGCTGCGCTATTGGTGCCGTTCGAGCCGGGAACGAAGTTCCTGACAATTGCACGGCTGCCAGTGGTCACGCGTTGGGAGGAGTTTCTGCATGTGCTGAAGCAGCTCTCCGGTCATACGCACAAGTACCGGACTGCGGTGATTGATCCGGGGAACAAGGCGTACGAGGTTTGTATGGAATTTGTCTGCCGGCGGGAGGGCGTTACGCATCCGAATGACAGAAAAGATTTCGGGAAAACATGGGGGCAGGTCTCAAAGGAGTTTCAGGGTGCCCATGCGACGTTGTCTGCTGCGGACGTGTCAATGGTGATCCTGGCGCATGCCAAGACCATAGACCTGGAGACGTTCAGCGGACAGGTGTTCAGCCGGATCGTCCCTGTGATGAGCGGGTCGACAGAGGAGTACTATGCCGGTATCGTGGACATGATCGGCTACTATCACTATCACGACCGGCAGCGGTACTTGCAGATTCGGGGCGATGACTTCGTGATGGCCAAGTGCCGGCCCGAACAGCATTTCCTGACTACCGGGGGCGAGCCCGTGGTGCGTATTCCAATGGGCAAGTCAAGTACGGATGCATTCAAAAACATTATGACGGCCTTCGAGAACCGCCAGAAGGATACGTATGCGGAACTCGGCGGCGCTGCGCAGAGCACGGGGAATGATGACTCACCGTTGACGCGCAAGGGTTATAAGATGCACAAGACAAAGAAGGATTAACAAACCAAAGCCGGACGAAGTGCCGGCGGAAAGGAAGTGGTGTATGGGTAAGTTCGATGAAGCACAGAAAACCTTCAAGGAGCGGTATCAGGCGGCCAAGGAGAACGCAGCTAAACCTTTCGGCGGCGACAAGGTTCCCGCTGGGACGTATGCGGGACGGATCAAGTCGTACCGGATGGAAAAAGCAAAGACCTCCGGCCGCAATCAGTTGCGGTTGGAAATCGTGATTGCCGACGGGGACTCCAAGGGTCTTGTCGCGCGGCAGTTCCAAGGGCTTGACCCGCTGGAAGATGGCCGTCAGATCGGGCTGGAGATTTTCCTCCGGCAGATTGCGTTCTTCGGCTACGAGGTTCCCGAGTCGGCGCAGTCGCTCGCGGACTTGGAACCGATCTGCAAAGCGGTAGAGGATAGCGCACCCGAAGTGCAGTTCAAGTGGACGATGAAGGGGGACTTCGGCAATGTAGAACTGCAGAAGCTGCTTGGCGAAGCGACTGAGCAGGCGGAGACCAACGAAGGAAACGCGGCGCCGGAAGCAACCACGGAACCCGTGTCGGCATTCGAGGATGCCGATCACCAGCGGCTGGTGGAGTTTGGTCTCACCCAGGGGATTGCGGAGATCGTGGATGGGATGAGCAAGGCAGAAGTCGTCGCGGCAATCAATGGCTACACGTTATGGTCGAAGGACTGTGCGGCAGCCGACCTGAAGGGGACGGCGGTTGACGGGCAGAAGCCGATGGACGGGATCGAGCCCGAAGAGGCGGACTGGTTGATCGAGCAGGGCGTCGCCTCGGATTCAATTATCAAGCCGAAGCCGAAAGCGGCAGCGGCGAAAGCCCCTGTCAAGGCAGCGGTCAAGGCAGCGGCGAAGAAGCGGAAGTAATGGCTGCGATTCGGAAACAAGCGCGCCCCGTGGCGTTCGATGTAGAAACGAACGGGCTCGACCCGTACCGCGGGGCGCGTATTTTTGCCTGGGCCACGTGCGAGGTAAATGGCTCGTGCGCGGTGTATCGCTGTAAAACCACGGAGCGGGACGAGAGGCTGCAGCGTTTCCTGCTCGACCGCTCCGTGGAACCCGTTATGCACAATGGCAAGTTCGAGTTAGGGATGCTCGCTGCGCAAGGCTACCGATTGCCGGAGCCGTTTGTGTTTCACGACACAATGATCCAGTCCCAGTTGCTCAACAACGCGCGGCAATCAAATGCGCTCGACGTGCTCGGGGAGGAGCTTCTCGGTTGGCCGACGGAGCTTGACCGGAAGATCGCGGCCCTGGGCCGCGAGTACGGCGACTACTCCCGGATACCGGAGCACCTGATGGATGAGTATCAGCGCGGGGATGCGCAGCGCACGATGCTTCTCCACCAGGGGTTCTACCCGGAGATCGCGAAGGACGCGCTGCTACTGGAAGACTATCACAATGAGATGGCGCTGATCCGAGTGACGCAGCGGATGGAGGCGCGGGGCGTACGGCTTGACATAAAAGAAACAGAGCGGATGATTGAGGAGGCTGACCGGAAGAAGGACCAGGCCACCAATGACGCCTATGCCTGCACGCATGAGCGGCTGAACCTGGGGAGTACGAAACAACTCCAGTGGTTGCTGTTCACGCAGCTGAAGTATCCCGCGACGGCTGATGTGCGGGACCCGACGCTACAGGAACTCGCCGCGGCACGACCGCATCCGATCTTTGATTGCATCAAGCGGTATCGCTCGTACCGTATGGCCGGCAGTATAATGCGCGGGTACATTGAGCGGACGCTCGACGGGCGACTTCACCCGAACATCAAAACCAATCACGCCGCCACGGGCCGCGAGGCGTGTGATAACCCGAACCTGCAGAACGTGAGTAAGTCAACCAAGGAATCTAATCCGTATATCATGCCGGTACGGAATTGCTTTATCCCCAGCGATGGGTACGGGTTGCTGCTCTCGGATGAAAGCGGAATTGAGATCCGGCTGATTATTGAAGCGGCGCAGTGCCGGGCGATGCTCGACTTGATGCGTCGCGGGGAGCATCCACACGTTGCGGCGATACAGGCGTTCCGACGGGAGCCCGGATGGCAGAAAACGAAAGAGACAAAGTCGCAGTATGACTCCGGGAAGAATGGGCACTTCGCTCTTGCCTATGGCGCGGCGCCGATGAAGGTACTGACGACGCTCGGCTACGGTACGCTGGACGGGATCGCAGAATATAAACGGCAGTATCCGGAGATTGCGTTCCTGTTGCGCAATGGTATCAAGCGGGTTGAAGCGGCGGACTACACCACGCGGCTTCCCTTTGGGCGGACGCTCCGTATCCCACCGCATGAGGTATACGCATGGCTCAACTACAATATCCAGGGGACGGCCGCCGGGATAATCAAACGCGCCCAGGTTGCGGCGGAGGAGTTGCGGGGGAAGTGGGGCGACGGGTTGCGGTTGATACTTTCCATCCACGACGAGCTGGTGCATGAAGTGGATGCGCGGATATTGAACGACCCCACCGCGCGATCCGATCTACTCAACGATATCAACCGATGTATGACAGACATAAAACATATCACTGTTCCGCTGGAGGCCGAGCACAAGATGTCGCTTGACCGCTGGGGGAAAGCCACCGAGGTGAAACCGTGAGCGAAACCAATTACCCTCGTGCGTTCAGTCAGCACGGCGTCGTGTTTCATTCCGTGACCGGAAAGCAAGCCTGCGGGGATTGCCCGTTCTGCGGGAAGACTAAGCATTTCTACGTCAATATCGAGAACCATAAGTGGGATTGCAAAGCGTGCGGAAAGCAAGGAGGGTTCGCGACGTTTCTCCGGATGGTGTATGCCGGTGCTGGCTCGGAAGGAATGAAGGAGCTTGCCGCTGAGCGGGGGCTGGAGCTAAAGACGCTTATGCAATGCGGAGTAAAATCCTGGCACGGGCATTTCCTGTTCCCCGTCTGGATGCGAGACGGGACGGAGAAGCTACACGACCTTCGCCACTACCGCCCGGGTGGAAAAGTGATGACCACGGCCGGATGTACAGCGGCGCTCTGGCGTTGGGAGCGACTTGACGGGCAGCCGCGCGAAGTGTGGGTGGCGGAAGGAGAATGGGATGCGCTGGCACTGATCGAGGCAGCGGTGAGTGGAGTGGTCATTGCCGTACCCGGCGCGGGGACGTGGAAGGCCGAGTGGTCAACGCTGCTCTCCGGTTGCACCGTGCATCTCTGCTATGATAATGATCCCGCCGGCGTCGATGGAGTATACAAAGCCTATCGTGCATTGCACGGTATCGCGGCGGCAGTTGATGTACTGCATTGGGCCAAGGGGCTTGATGTGGGGTGGGACATCCGAGATGAATACACGAAGAAGGGGGTGGAAGGGTTTGAGGCGCGGGTACGCGGGATGTTCCAACCATTTCCCCCAGGGGCGGGCTCTCTGACTGCGGCGCTCACCGTATCCAGCGGAGCGGCAACAAAGGGCATCCAGGCCACGGCAGAAGTGATAGCACCCGAGGGGAAAGCAGATCGCGTTGAGCCAGAGAAGGTGTACGAGGCGTTTCGGAAGTGGCTGTGGTTACCCGATCCGGTGGTGTTGGATATTGTGTTCGGTTGCTGCATCGCGAATCGAATACAAGGCGATCCGCTTTGGTTATTTCTCGTCGCGCCGCCGGGCGGGACCAAAACCGAGATACTGATCTCTCTTGAGCAATGCGCAAATATTGTAGGCGTTACGACGATCACGCCTGCGGGTCTGGTGAGTGGAGCATCGTTTGCGGGTGGAGCAGACCCGTCGCTCTTCGCGCAGTTCCAGGGAGAGATCGGAAAAATGCTGGTGATAAAAGATTTCACGACTGTGCTGAAGATGCCCGAGCAACCGCGAGAGGAACTCTTCGGAAACCTGCGCGATGCGTATGACGGGAAGTTCGAGAAGATGTTTGGCAACGGCGTACACCGCCGATACGAGATGCACTTCGGTGTGATCGCGGGCGTTACTCCCGTGATCGAGCAGTACATGGAGCAGAGCGTGGGCCTGGGGGAACGGTTCATGTCATACCGCGTGCCGATACCCCAGGGGATGAAACTGCAGCGGGAATTCCTCCGGGCTGCGCAGCGCAACGTCGGGCATGAGGTAAAGATGCGGACGGAGCTCCAGGCGTGCGCCCGCTCGGTATTGAAGTACGATTACCTCAAGCATCACCCATCGCCCCGCGTCCCGGACAGCATCAAGGAACAGCTCATCCATGCGGCGCAGGTGGTGTCGATGGTACGCGGCTCAGTCACTCGGGACAAATACTCAAAAGAGGTTACACATAAGCCTTTCGCCGAACTCGGCACTCGGCTGGTAAAACAGTTGACGAAGTGGACGATTGGCGTTGCGCTGTTCCACGGGCGCAATACGGTCTCCCCTGTGGACTATGCGACTGCGGTGCGGATGGCCGTGGGCTCCTGCCCTTCCGGGGCGCTGGCGTTCTTGCGGGCTTTACACAGCGACGCGGGGAAGGCGTGGACGACGGATGAGCTGGCCGATGCAGCAGGGCTCCCGGCATTTCCGACCGGGGAACGGATACTG